CTACCCCTAGGAACACTGGAGATGCATTCTTTGATTATTCTAGTGGAAAATTAAAGATTTACAATGGTTCGGCTTGGTTAGAGTTTACTCCGACAGATGCCGCTCTTGCTGAGATCTTTATTGATGGCGGATTATTTGGTACTGCTTCATATGAATTAAATGCCGATGGAGGGTTAGTCGACTCAAATTTTACAGACGAGTATGACGGCGGAGGTGTTTGGAGCACAGCAACTTATCCAGATGGCCCACCTATCGACTTTTATGACGGAGGTATTTTTAGTACTGTTTACACCGCCAGTTTAGATGCTGGCGCTTACAATACTGTGTATACCGCAACGGGAATTGATTCGGGAAATGTTTAATAATAAAAAGTTTGTACTTAGAGACCTAGGAGCCAAATAGTGTCAACATTAAGAATTCAATTAAGAAGAGGTACTGCAGCGCAATGGACTGCTGCTAACCCAACACTGTTTGCAGGTGAAACAGGTTTTGAAACTGACACAGGTAAATTTAAAATTGGTGATGGCTCTACCATATGGAGTTCTCTAAGTTATCAAAATATAAGTGGTGCTCAAGGTACACAGGGTACCCAAGGAGTACAAGGAGTACAGGGAGTACAGGGAATACAAGGAGTACAAGGTGTACAAGGATTACAAGGAGTACAAGGAACATTAGGTGCTCAAGGTACTGTTGGTGCACAAGGAACATTAGGTTCTCAGGGAGCAGTAGGTGCTCAAGGTGCTGTGGGTACTCAAGGAACTCAAGGTACTCAAGGTACTGAGGGAACACAAGGAACACAAGGAACTCAAGGAGTTCAAGGAGTTCAAGGTACGCAAGGAACTCAGGGAACATTGGGTTCTCAAGGAACTCAAGGTACACAAGGAACTGAAGGTGCTCAAGGAACGCTTGGTACCCAAGGTGCTACAGGTGCGTTTGGTGGAGAAACTTTTGAGTACAACTACTTAACTAATACCACTGATTCTGATCCTGGTGCTGGAAACTTTAAGTTTAACAATGCAACTTTTTCAAGTGCAACTCACCTCTATATCGATCCTACAGATGCTAACACTGTAAACATCACCTCTTTCTTACAGACAGTTGATGATTCAACATCTTCAATTAAAGGAACTATTAAAGTAACTGATATTACTAATCCTTTAAATTATGCGTTCTTCCAAATTGTTGGCGTACACGATGAAAACGCTGGCGATTATTTTGATGTGCCAGTTGCATACGTATCTGGTCCATTAGCATTATCAAATAATGATAATGTAACAATGACATTTGCTCGTGTCGGTGACAAGGGTGATCAAGGTATTCAAGGTGTACAAGGAGTACAGGGAGTACAAGGAAGTGCTATTCAAGGTACACAAGGTACTGATGGAACTCAGGGAACGCTAGGAACACAGGGTGCAGTTGGTTCTCAAGGTACTCAGGGTGTTCAAGGCACTACAGGTGCAGGCACACAGGGAACTGAGGGTGCTCAAGGAACTGTAGGTTCTCAAGGAACTCTAGGTAGCCAAGGTGTGGCAGGAACTTCTCCTTCAGGAACAGCCTCCGTTGCAGATGTACTAATGCTAGGCGGAATGTAACTAAAGTAGTTCTGTACTACCGTTATGTATCTGGCTGTACTGCGCTGCTTCTTGTAAAAACTTTATAGGTTTGTATGTCTGTGGTTTTACCGTAAACGTATTAAACTTTATTTGATTTTCTTCTTGTTTCATTCTAAAGTTAAAAATGTACCAATCTACGGGGCAATTAATTCCTTTAGATTCAACATCATTTATTACTTTTTCTGCACCACGTCTGCTTACAGCATATCCTGCACATGACCACTGTTGATACGAACGACAGGTGTAGTCTTGGTACACATCGTGCTCTGAAGAATTGTAAGCAAACAAAGAATCATCAGGAACAAAAAATGAAAAGAAATCCCAGATAGGCATAAGTTCACTTATATAAATACTTGCAATATTTTTAAAATTTCTACTTACCGTTATGTCATCTTCAAAAATAATTAATGTGTCATATTTAGATTCTAAAAACTTTTTATATGCCAAGTAATTACTTGCCCAAACTCCTATGACTCCAGATGATGGTGGAAAAGTCTCTCCTGGCTTACAGAAATCGGTAACGGTGTTGACTTTAAATTTAGGTGTTTGATTAATAAACTCCTCAGCCTTTTTGGCAGTATCTAAGTACACAGTATCGGAGCCAAGGCGTGGCAAGAATGACATAGATTTTAAAATGCCCTTGTAAGATTTATTTCTTAATTCATTTCCAGTATCAGTATGAAAGACTTCAAAGCAGGCGTTATCTAACATCTTGACCTTCTGTTTGTAGATAGGCATTGTTTAATAAAGTCATTATAGATTGTTTTAATTGTGGTCTAAACATTGGTAAGAACATTGTTCCACCAAATCTAGGATTACTTTCAAATATAACTGGTTTACCATCACGAAGTTTAAAGTTTACATTTGCTGGACCACTGTAATTTGCCAGTTTAAATATCTTACGAAATATTTCAAGAACCTCTGGCTCTATAGTTATAGCCTTATTTGCAAAAGGTCCCATGTTTACCTTTCCATCTTTTGGTACTGGACCTTCAAAGGTACAATGCCAAAGTAGATCCCCATCTTTGCACATAACCTGCGTTACATACTCCGCATCTCCTTCTATGTACTCCTGTACAACGTAACGCTGTCCTTTAAAGCGATGATTATTTAGAGCCCACTCATATCTTTCTTGGTCCCAGATTAAGGCTACACCTACGCCTCCATACAAATCTAATCTTTTCATTATGAATGGAAACTCTGGGGTAGATGAAGTTACTTCTATAGTTTTTGGAAAGTACTCTTTTAAACCACTGCTTTCTAAAAAGTTATAAAACAAATCTTTGTTTTGAAAAGTATTTATAGTTTCTTTTGAAGAGACTAAGGTAAGGCATCCTGTTGGATGATTTAAATTGTTTTCTACCGATAGCGGTATTAATACGGACTTGTTGTAATTTTTACAAATTTCTTGTAAAGGGAAATCTAACTTATCAACCTCTATAACTTTCTCAATTGATGAGAAGCCTTCCCAAAAGGGAGAGTCTGTTCCAAGAGCCTCACGCCAAGTGGGCCATAATCCTTTCCCATAGATAACTACTAGCACTTCTCAATCCATACCTGATATCCAGATTCAATCATTGTGTACTCACCTTTACAGAGATTAAGAACGCAATCCACGCCCCTCTTAGGCTCTCTGTACTCTCCTCCACCGTAGTTCCAGAGGTAGTCATCAAATGCCATTACCCCACCTGATTCCAGGTGCCTAAAGCCATTCAGGCCATCTATAGCGGTCTGCAGAGCGGTGTGGTCGCCATCTATGTATATGAAGTTATATGAACTAGCGTAACGAATGAAGAACTCATCACTAGTCATCTTGTGCTTTAAGATTCTTCCATCCTTTGGGAATCTTGAATCGTAGTAAGCCTCTACTGAAACAAAGTCCAAAGATTCATGGGCGACTTCTTCACTACCCTCCCAAGTATCCACATCATCTAGATATTCGATCTCTCGATTATTAAGGAGCCACTGCGTGGCATCCCCTGTGTAGGTTCCAATTTGCAGTGCACGAAGTGGAACACTTGGCACATGTCTGAAGTACTTCTCTACATCCTTAAACCAATTAGGAAACATTAGTTAAACAAACTCATATTGTTAAGACATCCATTTACGTACTCTTGAGACATCTCGTAATTATCTAATAGATGTTGAAACAGAGTTTTACTTTCATCTCTACGCCCAATCCACCAACCAGCAACAGCCTTCTCAAATAGTAAACAGTATGAGCCATTGTATTCAACATACCCTGGCAGTGGCTGATTATAGGTAGTAGTAGCAAACAACAGACCTAGTTCAGCATAGGTATAGCACTCTTGATACTCCTTGTTTCGTTCTTTAATTCTACAGAGCAAAAAGTATGCCTCTGGTCTATTTGGTAAATAAGTAATAGCCTGCATGATGTTGTTGTATATGGTTCGGTTTCTATCTCCCTGAGCACCCCAACACAACGCCATCTTTAACAGAGAGGTGTAAGTAATCAGAGGGTGTGTTTTATACCCATACTCAGCAGCCCGTAAATAAAATCCAGCAGCCGATGCGTATTGCAATTGCTCTTCGTAGGCGATAGCAAGGTTGAAAT